CAGGGCCTCGAGGTCGACGGCGAGATGCGCGGCGGCGCCGAGCACTCGTTCGGCGGTCCGCCCGGCTGCGTGCCCGTGCGCGTCGTCGACGTGTCCGACGCCGAGGCCGACGCCATGACCCTCGCGGACAACGCCCGCGGCCTGCAGGGCACCGACAGCGCCGAGGCGATCGTCGCGATGGCGGCGCAGTTCGGCCGCGACGCCGCCGTGATGAGCGACATGGGCTTCGGCGGCGAGGCGCTGGATGCGCTCGTGAAGGCCGCGGGCGACGCGGTGCTGGCGTCGGGGCCGCAGGCTCCTCGCGACGGCATCAAAGCGGGCGACGCTTCGGCAGAGTGGGAGGGGATGCCGGACTACGAGTCGCAGGATCACAAGTCGCACCGTCACATCGTCGTGCACTTCGCAAGCGACGAGGACTTTGACGAATTCGCGCGACTCATTGGAGCGACGTTTCCGGGCGGCTCCAAGTCAACGTGGTTTCCTCCTCGCACGGAGGCAGGCGAAGAGCGCGAGGTCGGATGCTTCTCTGACCGTGCGTACGTTGAGGCGGACTGAAATGCTTCCGCGCTTCCCGCTGTATGTGCCCACGAAGGGGCGATGGACGAAGCGGCTCACATCGAACGCACTCACCGAGCAGGGCGTACCGCACTACCTCGTAGTTGAGCCGCAGGAGGTCGAGCAGTACGAGCGCGCCTCGCGCGGGTCTCTCGCGACGGTGCTTCCGCTCGACATGGCCTACAAGTCCCGGTACGAGCTCTGCGACGACCTCGGCCTGACGAAGAGCACCGGCCCCGGTCCAGCGCGCAACTTCATCTGGGATCACTCCATCGCCAACGGCCACGCGTGGCACTGGGTGATGGACGACAACATTTATCGGTTCGATCGACTCCACACCAACAAGAAGATCGCCTGCCGCACTCCGGCGTTCTGGCGCGCGCAAGAAGACTTCGTTTTGCGCTACGCGAACGTCTCGATGGCGGGACCGAACTACTTCATGTTCGTTGATTGCCGCAGCAAGAGGTCGCCGTTCGTCACGAATACGCGCATCTACTCATGCAATCTCATCCGCAACGACGTGCCGTTCCGATGGCGCGGGCGGTACAACGAAGACACGATCCTCTCGCTCGATATGCTCAAAGCGGGTTGGTGCACGGTTCAGTTCAACGCTTTTCTTCAGTGGAAGGTGGCGACGCAAACCCTTGGAGGCGGCAACACGGCCGAGTTCTATGCGAAGGAAGGCACCGCTCCGAAGAGCGAGATGCTCAAGGCAGTGCACCCCGACGTGACGCGCCTCGTGTGGAAGTTCAACCGCCACCACCACCACGTCGACTACAAGCGATTCAAGCAACCGCTGCTGCGCAAGCCTGACGCCGTGATGGAGTCACCGACCGCCGCCGCGATGCGTCTCGTCACGCGTGAGAAGCGCGCCTGATGGGTCGCGCGCACGCCATCACGCGCGAGAAGCGCGACCGGCTGCTGAACGCCCTGCGCGCGGGCGCGCTCTACCGCGACGCCGCGGAGAGCGCGGGCATCCCCTGGCGCACATGGATGGACTGGTCGAAGAGCGTGCGCGAGGGGGCGTGCACGAACGACGACGTGCGCGAGCTCGTCGAGCGGGCGCGCGAGGCGTACGCCGCCGCCAACGTCGGCCTTGCGGCGACCGTCTCGAAGGCGGCGCAGAAAGACTGGCGCGCCGCCGCGTGGCAGCTCGACCACCGCCGCGGCGACCCGAAGGCGCGGCACGACGCGCGGCGCGCGCGGTGGGAGGCTGACATTGCCAAGGCCGAGGCCGACAAGGCCGCTGCGGGGCAGCAGACGCCGACCGTCGTGATCGAGCTGCCCGCGTCGCTGGTGCGCCCGCGCGAGGCGACGTGATCGCCGCCGCGCAGCCGCTCGACCGCGTGGTGGTCACCTACGCCCCGCACGAACGGCAGCAGGCCATCCACGACGCGCCTGAGGCCGAGGTGTGGGCCGCGTGCGGCTACGGCACCGGCAAGACAACGCTGGCCGTTTGGGAGGCGTTCTCGCTCGCGACGCAGACGCACCCCGGCTTCGCTGGCATCGTCGCCGCGCCGACGTTCCCGCTGTTGTTCCAGAGCTGGTTCACGGAGTGGGAGCGCAACATCCCGCGCGCCTGCTGGCGGTTCAGCCGCGACCCTTTGTTCGGCGCGTACCTCGCGATCCCGACGCCTGCTGGCGAGTCGCGCATCTGGCTGCGCTCGACCGTCGCGACCGAGAGCCTCGAGGGGATGAACGCGGCGTGGCTGGTGTTCGACGAGGCGACGCGCGAGCGGTCGCACGACCCCATCCGCGTGCTCGCGGCGCGTCTGCGTCGAGGACATCCGGGGCGCCAGCGTCGGCAGCTCGTGATCGGCCCGCCGCAGACGCGGGGCCATTGGACGGCGTTGGACTTCGGGACCGGCCCCGGCGAGGGACGCACCGGCGACGCGCTGTCGTGGACCGACGGCAGGCGCCGCGTCGTGCGCGCGCGCACCCGTGACAACCCGCACCTGCCGTCGGACTTCGAGGCGTCGCTCCGCTCGCGCCCCGGCGCCACGAAGGCTTGGTGCCGCCAGTGGCTTGATGCCGAGTTCGGCAGCGTCGAGGGGCAGGTGTACGAGAGCTTCTCGCGCGACGTGCACGTACGCCGCGCGGGCGACCTCGCGGGGCGCAGTTGGGCTGACGTGATCGTCGCTGTTGACTGGGGCTGGACGCACCCCGGCGTCGCGCTGGTGCTCGCCACCGACGGAGCGGACCTCTACGTCATCCACGAGGAAGTCCACCGAGGGAAGGTCGTCGCGGCGACCTCCGACGGGTGGCTCCCGATCATCGCGGACCTGTGCAGGCGCTACCGCGCGACGCGGGTGTTCTGCGACCCGTCGCAGCCGGGACACATCGAGAGCGTCGGGCGCTACCTGCGCGGCGCCGCGCGCACCTACGAGGCGCGCAACGACGTGGGCGAGGGCCTGAGGCGCGTCAGCGCCCTGCTTGAGTGGACCGTCGAGCGCGTGCAGAGCGGCCCTGTGCTCGGGCGCAGCGCGCTGTGGATCTCAGACGCCTGCGCGCATACGATCGGGGAGTTCGAGTCGTACTCGCGGCGGCGCGGCCGCGACGGCGCCTTCACCGAGGACGTCGACAAGATCAACGACGACGCGATGGACGCGCTGAGATACGGCGTGATGGAGCTGCACCGTGGATGACCGACACACGTTCGACGAGGCCCGTGGCTGGCACGCGTTCCTGAGCGACGCCTATCGAGGCGGATGGCACTGGGAGCACCCGAGCTCACCGACGCTCGGCACCGCGCGGCTCTACGGCTACGAGCTGCGCCGCACCGAGAGCGGTCGAGAGGTCGCCGTCGAGGTACCGCGCGGCACGGAGCGCACGTACCTCGTCCCGTGGCAGGGCGAGCAGCCCGCCGACTTCCGACGCCGTCGGCATCTCGCGTTCTACGCGAACCTGACGGAGCCGGTGGTCGACGCCTACGCCGACGCGGTTGCGCCTGGCGTGTCGCGCGACCTGAGCGACCTCGGCCCCTACGTGCAGGATCTCGACGGCGAGGGATGCCGGTGGCCCGAGCACGTCAGCAACGTCGCGAGGCAGATCGCGGTGCACGGCGCCTGCGCCGTCGTGATCGAGCCGCCGCGCCGCAACGCGGCGACGACGCGCGAGGAAGAGATCGCCGCGAAGGTCAGCGTTCGCGCGCGGGTCATCCCGCCGACCGCGTGGGCGTGGGCGCGCTACGACGACGACGGGCTCGCGGAGTTCGCGTACGCCGACGACGCCGTGGTCGACGAGACGCGCCAGACGCAGGTGGTTACGATCTGGCGCTACACGCGCGAGGGCTGGGAGCGTCACGTCGCCAGCCTCGGCACGTCGCAGGGCGTCGGCGAGGCTGTGCTCGGCCAGCCGGTGTCCAGCGGTCCCAACGCCGTCCCCGGCAAGGTTCCCGTCGTGTTCGCGGCGCACCGTCGCGACCCGCTCTCGCGCGTGCCCTCGGGCCGCTCCCTCGCGGCGACACCGGCGGCGATCGGGCGACAGGTGTACCAGTTGCTCTCGCAGGTCGAGGACACGCAGCGTCGGGCGCCGCCGTTCCTGTCGGTGCCGACGACGGCGCGCGGTGGCATCGAGCCCGAGGTTGACCTGCGCGTCGGCCCCGGCACCGCGCTCCCTGCGCCCGAGGGCGCGGGCTCGCCGCAGTGGGTGACGTTCCCGCCGGACAGCCTCACCGACCTGCGCACGCACTGCCTGTTCCTCATCGCGCTCGCCTACCGGACCGCTGGCCTCGAAGTTCAGGCCGACCAGAGCGCGCAGACGCAGAGCGGCGAGGCGCTGCGTGTGAGGTCGCGGGACTTCGAGGCGCGGGCTCGGCAGTTCGCGCAGGATCTCGAAGCGTACGAGCGCAAGGCGCTGTCGCTGGTGGCCGACCTGCTCGGCGTCGACCTCGACCGCATCACCGTGACGCTGACCTACCCGAAGCGTTTCGTGGCCGACGACCCCGCCGAGGCGCTTGCGAAGGCGACGCTGCTGCTGACGCAGGTCGGCGACCGCATCGGCGCGACGGGCACGGTGCTCGCGATCCGGCAGGCGATCAGTGCCGCGCTCGCGCTCGATGACGAGACGCTCGCGAAGGTCGTCGCGCAGATCGAGACCGAGTACGCAGAGTCCGAGCAGGAGCGCGAGGGCAGGCCCTCGCAGCCGCCGCCGCCGCCAGCCGAGGAGTGATCCATGGCCGTCGTCCCGATCAGAGGTCTCACTCGTCTCCGCGAGATCGACAAGGCCGCGGCGCTCGCCATGGCCGCGATCGGGCGCGTCCCTGGCGCAGCCATCGTCCTCCCCAACGACGCGCTGCAGAAGCTCCGGTGGCTTGAGCGCGGAGGCCGGGACTTCCGCGAGGTCACCAACGTCATGAAGGCCGAGGTCAACGACGCCTTCGTCGACGCCCTCCGCAAGGTCGCTGCGGGCAAGGCGCCGGTCAGCGCGCCGTGGAAGGCCGCAGCCGAGGCGTACCGCGACAGGCTCGCGACGCGCCTCGCGACGAGCGGTGGCGACGTGCGGAGTCGCTTGCGCAAGCTCAAGCCCTCGACCATCCGCCGCAAGGGCCACAGCCGCATCGGCGTCGACAGCGGCCTGCTGCTGAAGCAGGTCTCGACAGCAGCGACGCGAGTGACGAGAGAGAACGCATGACCCCAACATGGCTCCGCACCCATGACGACGCGCTCGACCTCCTGCGCTACGCCGTGCCCGGCGCAGTGATCGAGCTCGCGCCGACGCGCGCTGGCGGTGATGGCGCGCGCGCGTACCAAATCACGCTCGTCGGAGCGCGCGTGCGCGTCTCGGGCGGCGACGTGTACCACCTGCCCTGCCTAGCCGCGCCGATCGCTCGTCGAGCGCGCGAAATCGCAGACGGCCTGCGGGATGCGGCGCGACAGTGATTGCGCTTGACACCAGCGGCGTGAGAGACTCGACGGGCATGGACCCCGTGACGACCCCTCCCGCGCCTGCGCCCGCGCCCGCACCAGCTGTCGTGGTGCCGACTCCGACCCCCGCCGTGGTCGTGCCAGCGCCGCCGCCTGCGCCCGCCGTCGTCGTGCCGCCTGTCGTCGCACCGCCTCCGGTCGTCGAGCCGCACAAGGCCCCGCCTGCGCCCGCGCACGACGGCCACGACGTGATGCGCCGCGCCCTTGTGCGGAGCGAGGTGGTGCGGGTCGCCGAGAAGGTCGGAGCGATCGACTCCGACACCGTGCTTGCCCTCGTCGCCGATCAATTTACTGTCGCCGACGATGGGCGCGTGGTGGTGTCGCGCGACCCGCGGCAGACCATCGAGGACCACCTCCGCAGCTACCTCGCGAGCAAGCCCTTCCTGCTCAAGCCGCTCGCGCCCGCTGGTGGCTCGCCCGCGTCGGCGGTCGTCGTGCCGCCGACTGCGCCCGCGCCTGTCGACCTGTCGACCTCGGCTGGTCTGACCGACCTTGCACGCAAGACCGCGGTCGCCCTCGGGCTGCGCCGGGCTGGGTGAGCGATGCCAGTGCCCGACCGCTATCGCGGCATCAACTTCGCGCCGCCGCAAGGCGTCGTCGAAGCGCTGCGTCGTGGTCTGGCGCTGCATGAGCAGGGCTACTCGGGCGACGGCCTCCAGCCTGCGACGGTCGCGTGGGCCACGCGCATGGCAAGCGGCGACGACGTGACCTTCGAGAAGGCACGCACCATGAACGCGTGGTTCGCTCGCCACGACAACCCAGTGGAGCGGCGCGCGCGCGAGCGCGACAAGCAGTCGCCTGCCTACGTCGCGTGGCTGCTCTGGGGCGGCGACGCTGGCATGGCATGGGCAGCCAAGCTCGTCCGTCAGATGGACGCCGCCGACAACGAAGACCTCACCGCTCGCGCTAGGGCGAGCAGGAGCAACGGCTAGACCCGGCCCCGCCGCGCGCTCTGGCCCTCGCGTGAAAGACACGCATCATGTCCCAGACGAACGCCCTCCTCGCGGGCATCGCAGTGCGAGAGAACGTCAGCCCCGGCATCCCCGTCGACCTCGTGTCGCGGCCGACCGACCTGTACAACCTGCTCCTCCAGAACGGCCTCGTCGTGCCCTCGAACGGCGCGCAGCCGTTCGAGTGGAACGTGCAGTACAGCAGCACGGACAACGCCGAGATCTTCGTGGAGAACCAGGCGATCGGCAGCACCAACCGCCGCAACCTCGCGCGCGCCGTGCTGTCGCCCTTCTACCTCCGCGCGGTGGCCAGCGTGACGGGTCACGTCCTCGATCAGGTGGCGCGCGGCGGCACCTTCGAGGATCTGCTCCAGGCCGAGATCGCCAACGCGACGAAGGATCTCTACAGCCTGCTGGAGTCCACGCTGCTCGGCTCGACGCAGGATCGCGGCATCGCGTCGATCGTCGACAGCGGCGACACCTACGCGGGCCTCGCTCCCGGCTCCTACTCGACGTGGGCGGCGTACGAGCAGGGCATCGGCGGCGCGCTCAGCGCGGCGGTCATGCACGACACCTACGAGGCGCTGACCACGGTGCCCTACAACGCGACGCCGAGCGTGATCCTCTGCGCCGCCAACCAGATCACCAACTACGTCTCGATCATGGGCGCGAGCTCGTCCTACTCGCGGATGAACCTGCCGCTCTCTGGCCCGGTCGACCTCGGGCTCCTCCGGTCGGCGCCGACCTACAACGGCATCCCGCTGATCAACATCCGCCGGATGACGACGACCGAGATGTACTGGCTCGACCTCTCGTCGGGCGTGCAGCTCGTGATGCACCGCGACCTGAAGGTGGAGAACCTCGCGAAGGTCAACGACAACCAGGAAGTCGTCGCGTCGATGGCGTGCGCACTCAAGGTCGCCAACCGCCGCAAGCACGGCAAGCTCACCGGCATTACGGCCTGATAGGAGGACACGACCATGGGCGCATTCACGTCTGTCACTCAGCTCTCCAACGAGTTCGGCGTTCACGAGCGCCGCGCTGTCGTCACCGCCGTCGGCCCTGCGTCCTACGACGCGGGCGGCTCGGTGATCAACCTGTCGTCCCTCGCGGGCGGTGGCTTCACCAAGGTCTACGGGGTCAAGCTCATCGGCCAGCCGACCGCTGCCGACGACAAGTACCAGCCGACCTTCATCACCGCGGCGTCCTACGCGGCCGCCACGGGCAAGCTGAAGGTGCGTGACATCAGCGCCGCGAGCGACGCCGAGGCGAGCGGTGACCTCTCTGCCGTGACCTTCGTCCTCGAAGTCACGGGCGTCTGACCAACCAAGGAGCCTCTCAATCGTGATCGTCCTCCCTCTCGCCTTCGACCGCTGGGCCACCGTCGAGCACCTCGGGGATCAGTCGCGCCGCGCGTACGTGGCCGACGAACTCCGACGACTCGATCGCGATGGCGTGCCCCTCCTCACGGTGGCACTCGCGCAGACCGACGATGCAGTCCGCCACCTCGCGGTGACGATGCTGCGCGACAACGCCGACGGCGAGGGGAAGACGATCTACGACCACGGACGGCAATGGATGCTCGCGCTCGTCGAGGGCGAGAACCCGCCCGACCGCGACGCGCAGGGGCGGTTGATGCCACCGGAGCTCAAGGGCAAGGTGCTGCGGACCAAGGTCGGCAACCTCGGCGGCAACGTGCCCGCCACTGCGGACAAGCACGAACTCTCGCGATGGAACGCCGAGGCTCGCCAGGCGCGCGAGCGAAGCCGCGGCGACCTGTATCGCTACGTCGACATCACCCGCAAGGCGTCGCCGTTTGCGATCGAGGACGCCATCAAGGTGCTGTCAATGTGGGGCGTCGGCGTCGCTCCGAAGCAGTACCGTCGCGCCTCGACTCCCGATCGGCGCGGCGTGGTCGAGGAGTCCAACGGCCAGTGCCAGTGGCTCGTCGAGGAGCACACGCCGAAGTCCACCAGCTCGCGCAAGGTCGCCTGATGCGCTGGGTCCAGTACAACGGCAGCGGCAGCATCACCTTCGACCTGCCGTCGCGCCCGAGCGGGGCTGGCACCGCAACCGTGCGCTCGATGGGCGGCGCGGCGCAGGCGACTCCGACTCCGACGCTCGATGGTGTCAACACCACGCTGTCGAGCGCCGCCGCGGCTGGCAGCACGTCTCTCGCCGTGACGAGCGCCACGGGCATCGTCGCTGGACGACGCTACCTCGTCGGCGGCGCGGAGAGCGCGGGCGGGGAGTCGGTGTTGGTGGCTGCGGTGTCTGGACTCGCCGTGTCGCTGGCGCGTCCGCTGGCTCGCGCCAAAGCCTCGGGAGCGGCCTTCCAAGGCACCCGCATCACCGTCGCCGTGTCGAGCGCCTGCACCGCGGAGATCGTCAGGCAGAGCCGCGTGGAGTGGGTCGACCCCGACACGGGCGAGCTGATCGCGATCCCCTTCGACGTGACCCGCTACGCGCCGCGCTCGCACCTCACGGAGTCGCTGCTGCTCGACCTCGACGCCAGCCTGCGAAAGCGCCTGCCCTCGGGCGCGTGGGTGCCCGCGCTGATCGAGCGCGCGTGGGAGATGCTGCTGGACGACCTCGGGACGAAGGAGCGCCACCCCGGCGGATACGCTGGCGTGGTCGAGCTCACGACCGCGCACGCCTACCGCGTGCGCGCGCTGGTCGCTGAGACCGACACGACCGCCGAGGGCGTGCTCTACCGCGACGACATGCGCGAGCGGTTCCGGCAGGAGCTCGACCTCGCGCTCGCCAGCGTCGCCTACGACACCAACCAAGATGGCAACGCCGAGGTGGGCAAGGCCCTCTGGCGCGGCGTGCCTCTGTTGAGGTCGTAGCCATGGCGTACTTCTCCGCCCACCGCACGCTGGCGCTGTCGCTGCTCACCACCGCTGCCGGTGAGGCTGGGCACACCATCACCGCTGGACACTTCCGGCTGCCGTCGGGGCCGCTTGAGACGTGCGAGCCCGACGCTGTCGAGCGTGCGGTTGAGGTGCAGATCCTGTCGTCGGCGCCGCTCGGCGGCTACCAGAACCACCTCGACGGTCGCGACCTGCGCGTGAGCCCTCTCGTCGTCCGTGTTGGCTACCGCTTCGAGCCCGAGGGGTCGCTCGACGCAGGCGTAGACGCAGCGCGCCTGGGCGGTGCCGACCGCGGGTCCATCGAAGACCGCGCCAGCGAGGACGCCGCGCTGATCCTCGGCTCGGTGTCGTGGCAGCCGTCGTGGGCGGGGCTCGACCCGCACGTCATTGACGTTGCGCCCGCCGAGGACGGATGGTCTGTGGAGTTCCTCGAGGACCGCGCCGTGTTGTCGGTCCCGTTCAGCATGACCACGAGGGCCACCTTCCCCGGAGCGTACGGCCCCGTCACCACATGAGATCACCGTGAGCACCACCCCGATCGATCACGTCGCGTTCGAGCATCTTGGCGCCGTCTACTTCACCGAGGAGTCTGTGTTCGGCACCACCGGCGCGCAGCTGCGCCGCGCGGCGCCTGTCGGCGACTCCGTCGAGACCACCGCGACGCAGGTGCTCGTCGACGCGATGAAGCTCTCCCCCGTGCCCTACGACGCCGTGACGCCCATGGCGGGCGACAAGGGCGGAACGGTGAACTTCTCCTACTATCTGCAGCCCCCTGCCACGCTGCTCGACGAGACGGGCACGCTGCCGACGGACGTGACGATGCCGGGGCGCATCCCGCTGCGCGTCGTGTTCGGCGGCGAGTCGATCCCCGACGTGGGCACGCAGGCCGCGACGCCGACGAGCGCGACCGAGTTCACGGTCGACAGCGGCGACGGCGCGGACTTCCCGGCGGGGCAGATCATCGCCGTCGCCAACGCCAGCAACGGCCTCGAGGTCGCGCAGGTGCGGTCGCGCTCGACCGACACGCTGACCGTCTACCCCGCGCTCTCAGGCACCCCGGCGAGCAACGCCGACGTGGTGCAGATGGTCTGCTACTACCCGACGCGCACCAACTCGCGCTCGATGTCGGTGTCGGCGTCGTCGCGCGACACGTCGAGGCAGTACACCTTCAACGGGCTCAACGGGTCATGCGCGCTGCGCTTCGAGCGCAACGCCCTCGCCCTCGCCCAGTTCACGCTCAACGCCGCGACCTTCACCGGCCCCTCGTCGCAGGGCCTGTCGGTCGCGCGGTCGGAAGACCCTGCTGGCTCGCCGCTCGCGGTGCGCAACGCGATCGTGTGGCTCCAGCCCGTCGCGACGACGACCCGCGTGGACACCGCGATCGACACCGTGGCGATGGAGCTGAACTTCGGCAACATCCACCTGACCAGCCTCACCGGCACGCTCGAAGGCAAGCGCGCGGTCGCTCGCGGCGAGGGGCTAGTGCAGGCGTTCGCGAAGATCACGCTGGAGATGCCCGACAACGCCGACGTGTTCACGTGGTTCGACGCGGGCACTGAGTTGCACTTCTCCCTGATCGTCCGCGCGGGCGCCGCCGCCTCGCGACGCCACGTCGTCGTGATGGCCCCGCAGTGCGTGATCGAGTCGATCCCCGAGCGGTTCAAGGGCGAGGGGAACCTCACGAAGCTCCGCGTGGTGCTGCGCACCAAGATCAACGAGCAGTGCTCCGGCACGCTCGACAACGAAGAGCTCGCGCAGGCGCCGTTTGTGCTCGCGCTGGGCTGACAGGAGAGCATGGACCCGACGAGCAAGACCCTCCGCGTGGTGCGTCTCAACCCGAGCGACCCTGACCCTGCGCTCGACGTGGCGGTGATGAGTCGTCCGGTCGACGGCGACTCTCTCAGCCGCGCCGCGCGCTACCTCGTCACGCGCGACGAGTCGCTGCTGGTGTTCCGCGAGGCGATGGCGCCTACGTGGTTCCACCTGCGGCGGCTGTCCGCGGCGTGGATGGTCGACGTGCTCGACGGGCTGTTCTCGGCGCCCGCGCAGCGGATGCTCGCGTTCCGCGCGGCCTGCCACGCGGTCGAGGGAGACGAGATGCTCACGGTCGCGCAGCCTGGCTCGAAGGGGGCGCGGTTCGTGGCGACCGAGGCGCATCACGGCGTCGGCCTCGCCCCCGAGGAGTGGGTGCAGGAGATCGCCGACCGGTTCGGGCTGGAGACCGTGCAGGAGATGGGTCGCGTCGCAATCGACCTGTCGCGTCTGCCGAAGGCCGCCCGAGGCCCTTTCGGCTACTGGGCTGGGTCGGTAGCGTCGCCCTGACCGAAGCGCTCGGCGACGCGGCCTGTGGCTGCGACCTAGCCGAGCGCGCTGCGTCCGAGACAGACCCGCGCGGCGCCGCGGTGCTCGCCAGCGACGCCGCAGCGTGCCGCGCGGAGTGGCGCTGCCCGCTCGCCGGTGGGCGCATCGATCCGAGCGCGCTGCCCGAGACGCACCGCGCAGCGATCGATCGGGCGTCGAGGCTCTGCCATGCCGAGGCAGGTGAGATCCGCACCTGTCCGGGGTACTATCCCCGCCGTCCGGAGGCCCACCGAGCGGTGACGCACCTCCGGTGGCTCCGCGCGGGCGCGCTGCACCTCAGGTGTCCGCACCCCACCGGGGCCGAGGTCGAAGCTCTCGACCTCGTACAGGACTCTCTGGCCTCCCGCGAACGGGACGAGCTGGAGCGAGCGAAACGCAAGGGCAACGACCGTGGCTGACGACGCACTCGACGAGCTCTCCAAAGAAGCGCGCGCAGTCGCCAACTCGCTCAAGCAGATGGGCGACGCGGCGAAGGGCGCTCAGGCGCCGCTGGCTGGCGTCGGCGAGAGCGCCGAGGACGCCTCGCGGTCGACGCAGGTGCTGACGCACGCTCTCGGCGAACTCGCGGCGGATGGCCTCAACAACGCGATCGATGCTGCGCTTCGTTTCGGTCCTGCGCTGGTCGAGGCCGCCGCGGGGTCGGAGCGCCACCAGATGGCGCTGCAGCAGCTCGGCGCGGCGTACGGGGTGGTGCAGCAGGCCACCAACGGAGTCGTGTCCGCGGAGCAGGCCGCAGCCGTGCAGCAGCGCGCTCTGCAGTCTGGCCTCAGGCTGTCGGCGCAGGAACTCGCAGCGGTCACGGCGCGGGCGCGTGACTTCGCGCGGTCGACCGGCACCGATATCAACCAAGCCCTCGAGCAGCTGACCGACCAGCTGATCAACCCCGGCGAAGAGCTCTCCAAGTTCGGCATCCGGCTGCAGCAGGGGATGGAGGCGGGCGACCAGCTTCGCGAGGCGCTGCGACAGCTCTCCGAGCAGGCGGGGCAGACCGGCGTCGCGCAAGCCTCGCTGTCTGAGTCGATGGAGATGGCAACGCGCGCGCAGCGCGAGGCCACTGACGCGCTCGCCGGATTTATCGCGCAACGGCTCGAACTCGCAGACTTCTTCACTCAGTTCTCGGGCTGGCTCACGCAGGCGACGACGGACGCCAACAGCTTCAACGCCATGATCGAGGCTGCGGTCGGCACGCTGACCGAGATGATCGGTCTCCGATCGACGGCCATGGCGCCGCAAGCGCAGAGCGCGTCGGGGCAGTTCACCACCGAGGCTGGCGCGATCGCGGCGCGACTGCGCGCGCGAGGGTTCAACCTCGGCGGTGTCGAGCTCGGGCGTCTCGGCGTGCAAGGCACTCCTGAGCAGCGCGCCCGCATCCTCGAAGCTCTGCAGCGGGCAGAGCGCGGCGCGCTCGAAGGCGGCGCGCAGGAGACGCTCGGGTTCGCCGGTGGTCGCGGTGTGACGCGACAGCAGGCCCTCCAACAGCAACTGCGCGGGCTGACGGCAGAGATCGAGCAGACCTTCGCGGAGCAGGAGCGGATCAGGATCGAGGCCGAGCGGGCGACCGAGAGGGCACGCCGCGCCGAGATCAACCGGCGCAACCGTGTCAGCGGCGGCGGCGGCGGCGGCGGCGCTGCCAGAGCGGCTGCTGTCGAGATGCCCACGGTGTTCTCCCCCGAGGTAGAGGCGCTCTTCGTCGAGGCCGAGCGGGCAGGGCGTCAGCGACCGCTCGAAGAGCTGATGGCGCAGGCCGATCAGCAGGCGGCGGCGCAGCGGCGCGCCGTCGAGGAGTTCCGCGCGCAGTCTCGCGAGGCGATCGGCGCTCGCGCGGGAGGACTCGACCTGACAGCCCGAGGGCAGGCTGCGGAGCGTGCGCTCATCGAGGCCCGCGGTGGCACCGTCGGACGCGCGACGCTCACGACGCAGCTCCGCGAGCGGCAGCAGGCGTTGCAGGGACTCCTCGAAGAGAATCGGCAGATGACCGACGCGCAGACGGCGGCGGGCGCCTCGGCGCGCGAGCTGAACGACCTGCTCACGCAGCGCATCGGCATCCAGACCTCTCTGGCGGAGACCACCCGCGCGCTCACCGAAGAGCAGTACCGGCTCAGCGAAAGCCAACAGTTCGTGCTGGAGAAGTCCACCGAGGTCGCTGGCGTGCTCGGCGGCACGCTGGTCGACGCGGCCTTCGCAGCGCAGGACGCGCAGGCCAACGCGGGCGCGACCTTCGCCCAGGTGGTCGAGGATCAGACGCGCTCTTTCCTGCGGTCGCTCGCACGGCAGTCGGTCGTGTCGGCGTTGCAGGAGACTGCCAAGGGGGTCGGCGCGCTCGCCATGGGCAACGTCCCCGGCGCCGTCGGGCACTTCAAGTCCGCTGGCCTCCACGCCGCTACAGCGGCCGCTGCGGGCATCGGAGCGGCTGCCATGGGGCCACAGACCTCCGCGACGCCTGCGGCCGCTGGCGGGGCTGCTGGCGCGGGCACGACGACCGCGGCTCGGGCAGACGACCGGCAGACCGGCGGTGGCGGCGGTCCGCTGACGCTGGTGGTCAACGTGAGCGGCGCCGCGTTCACTGACGCCGGGGTGCAGCAGGCTGTAGGCTCTGCCCTGCGCGAGGCCGTCGGCACTGGCGCGATCCGGCGAGAGCACCTCGTCGGCCTGTTCGGAGGATGACCATGGCTGAGTCGCTCGGATACCTGCTCGCGCAGTCGTTCCGCATCACGTCGACGCAGACGATCACGACCACCGACGACCGCGGCGGGCCGACCAACCGCACCGTGGCTGCGGCGTGGTACCGCACGCGCCTCGCCAACGGCACGGGGTCCGCGCACAACGACCCAGTGGAGTTCCTCGCGGCCGTCACGGCGGCGCTCGGCTCGCTCAACTGGCTGCTCACCATCGCGCCTGCGACGGGAAAGGTTCAGTTCACGTACCTCGGCGCGACCTCGGGCTCCATCGACCTCTCGGGCTCGCCGACGCTGCGGGCGCTGCTGGGGATGACAGGCAACGTCCCGTCGACCGCGACCGGCACGACGTACACCGCGCCGCACCAGCCGACGCACTGCGTCTTCGCGGCCTTCGTCGACCCCGACTCGGGCTGGGTCGACCAGCCGCAGCGGTACGCGGCGTCGTCGATGCCCGACGGCACCGTCTACGGGTGGCACGACGGGCGCGCCACGTTGCGTCGGCAGGGCGCCTTCAAGCTGCTGCCGAAGGACGCTGGCTTCGTCACGTCGCTGTCGTCGACCTCGACGCAGGCCTACCCGGTCTCGTCGCGGTGGCTCTCGCCGTCGACCGGCGAGCCAGCGCAGGCGCCGCCGTGGTCCGCGCTCGACACCGTGGTCACCGCGCACACGCTCGAGTGCGGCGTGACGTGGGGCGACCTGCAGGGCGTTCTGAGCGGCAGTGTGACAGCCTATGACAAGGTCTACCTCACGCCCGAGATGGCGTCGGCTGCGCGCGTGACGCTGTCGATCCCCGGCTACGACGCGCGGCGCGATGTGTCGTTCGAGCTCTCCTACGCGGGAGCGGGGACGCTGTGAGCGGCTGGGCACTGACCATCACGGGCGTTCCGCACGTCTTCACGACGCACGATCAGGGGACTCTGACGAGCTCGTCGCCGCTCTGGTGGGCGGGCGAGACCGGCGTGGTCTACGCCAACGGGTGGCTGTCGCCGCCGCGCGGCACCATCAGCGAGCGCGCGAAGCCCCTTGAGGGCGAGCTTGAGGTGTCGCCGTTGTCGTTCGAGCTGCACGACGCCGCGACGACGGCAGGCGGCTCACCGCTCCTGACCAGCCTCGCGGGGCGTGACGCGGCGCTACTGACCTCGACGCCGCTGGCCTCGACGATCACCGCAAGCGCGACCTCGATCACCGTCGGCAACGGGGCGCTGTTCACCGCGCCATGTTTCGCCTGGCTCAACACGGAGTGCGTGCGGGTCACCGCGGTCGCTGGCAACGTCCTGACGGTCACGCGAGGGCGCCTCGGCACGAAGGCGATCGCGCACACGGTCGACGCGGCGACGGGGTACTTCCCGGAGCTCTACGCGAGCGTGCCGTGGACGACGCGGCGCAAGGTCAACCTCTGGCGCGTCGAGGGCACTACCGCGACGCTCTACTGGTCGGGCTACGCGGTGCGGGCGCCTGCGCTCGCGGCAGAGGGCGCGCGCTACGCCATGGCCTGCGACCCGCTCTGGCAGGTGCAGGCGAGCAACGGCATCGGCGGCAACACTGGTTCGACGCGCCTCGCTGGCTACAACAGCGGCAACGTCAACGAGAGCAACACCGGCGGGCAGCAGTTGTTCGTCTCTCGCACGACGCTCAGTGGCGGCACCGATCCTGCGACCGGGACGCGAGTCAACGTCCGAACCTGCGGGTCTTATCGCACGCTCGAACTGCTGTTCCGGCAGCACGCCGACCTTGCCTCGTCGCTCACCAACACCGCTGGTCAACGAGTCGTCTACCACTACACGCGCACAGCCGATGGCATCGCCATCAATGCCGACTCCACGCAGCCGTTCAGGATCGAGGCTGCGTGGTCGCAGACGGCAGGGATCACGCAGGATGCTCGCGCCAACGGCACGCGCCACGCGGTCACTGCGCGACTCAGCGAGGTGCCTCAGGGCGGCGTAACTCTCGTGTCGACCGCCGCAGGCAACGTCTCCTATCTCGTGTCGTCTCTCGCCTCGCTGCCGACGACGTGGACCGAGACGACGACGACCGAGGCGTCTCTGACGACGGCCGAGCAGCCGGCGCTTCGGCTCCATCTGGACGAGTCGTGGTCGGCGTTGCTGACGCGCGTCACCACCGCGGACACGGCAGCACTAGGCCCGCACATCTCTGGCTCTGCGATCGTGTGGGCGCCGCGCAAGGCCGGTGCTCAGGTGCCTCAGCCGCGCACGGGGACCGTGCCGCACACATGGGTGCTGCTCGGCTCGCCGGTGCTCAAGGTCTGCTACCGGGTGCGCACTGATCACTGGCTGCTCGGGCTGAAGAACAGCGTCCTCGGGCTCTGCGAGGACGCGCGCGCCGAGGATTGGGACTGGTCGAGCGTCTACGCCTCGGGCACCTCAGGACCGGCGCTGCGCGCGACGGCGGGCCTGCGCACGGCGCGAGAGTGGCTCTTCGACGGCGACCGCACCCTCGGGTCCGTCGTGACCGAGTGCAGCTTGCTGCACGGGTGCACGCCGGTCACGCGCTCGGGGCGCCTTGCGATTCACGCCTGGGGCTGGCCCGCGGCGGGCGCGGCGCCGGTGGTGACGCTCACGTCCACTGATCTCATCGGCCTGCCGACGTGGTCGCGCTGGGCCGACGGCATCGTCAACCGACTCAAAATCAAGGGCGAGGCCCTCAACGTCGAGGCGACGCTGCAACAGAGTCGTGCGCGCTACGGGCCGGGGCGCACGATCACTGTCGAGCTCGCCGGAATCGAAGACCAGAGCCTGCCTGTCGACGACCCCTATGCCTTCGCGCGCGAGGTCGTCGGGCGCCTCGAGCTCTGGTCCGAGCCGCTGGCCGTCGCGACGCTGACGCTCAAGGCGTCGCTTTGGGACACGGTAGAGCTAGGGTCGTTGATCAAGGTTACGGAGTGGATGCTCCCTAACGGCTCGGGCGGGCGCGGATTGACCTCGAAGATCGGCATCGTCTACGCGCGGACGCTCGACCTTGAACGCGCGCAAATGAAGGTCGAGGCGTTGCTCTTCCCGCGCGAGTCGTACCCCTACGCACCGTGCGGCAAGGCCGACTCGGTTGTCTCGTCGACGGTGCTGCAACTCGCCAGCGGCTACGTGACCGGCGCGTACACCTACTCTGGCGGGGTGGACGCGAGTACGTTCACCGCGGGCGACGTGGTCGATCTGATCGAGCGCGACACGACGACGCTGTGGACCGAGCAACTGACGGTGCAGTCGGTCGACACCGGCACCAACCGGCTGACGTTCACGTCGGCCATGTCGGCGACCGCGCAGTCGAAGATCGCTGCGGGTTGGGTCGACGTGCGCTTCGCTCAATACTGGACGCTTACGGCTACGCAAAAGAGCAACTGGATGTTCGTCGGCGATGACACGACGCTGGTGATCGACTCGACCTCCGACGCCGCCCGCCCGATCGCGCCCTAGGAGACGAGATGCCCATCGGACAACGAGTCGTCACGCGCTACATCAAGCACCCGGCGGCAGGGTCGGGCTACCTCGCCGATGGAGACCCGCTCGACGCGGGCAGCGCGCACATCGTCCACAGCAACCTCTCGCACCTGAGCGAGCGCAACATCCGCCTCGTGGCGCACGCGCTCGGCCCCGGCGAGGTCGACTGGCAGGGCGCGTGGTCTGGCGTGATCGACGAGACCCAGAACGGGGTGAGTGCCGACACCTACGAGCTGATCCCGTGGTACCGCGATCGCACCGCGAAGGCGTTTGGCCCCCTCGCACTATCGATGGCGCGCGTTCAGACGGCGCCCGCGGGGCTGGTCCCGCGGAAGGTCCGCGTCGTCGTGCAGGGCACGAAGAGCACGCAGAGCGGGACCACGCTCTACGTCTACGCTGCGCTGACCGCGACGTGCGACACGCCGATCCGATCGCTGCGCTACGCCACGGCCACGGCGTCGAAGGCCGCTGGGGGCAGCGACACGCTCTGTGTGTTCGACCTCCTGCTGACGCCAGAGCTGGTGCGCCCGACGCAGGAGTGGCCCTGCCGCGAGGCGTCGTCGGGCCTCGGGGCGACCGCAGCGATCACTCCCGCGTGGGTGTGGGTCGGCTGGCGCTCGACCACGACGGCAGCGCCGAGCGGCGATCCGGACACGATCGAGTCCATCAGCGTCTTCGAGGTCTGGGAGTAGCCATGCCGACACCCGTCACACAGGCGCCGAGCGCGTTCAGTCTCGATGCCGTCCGCACCGGCGAGCCCGTCAGCGTCGGCACCGTCGCGCGCCTGGCGGAAGAAACTGCGTTCCTCAACGGCCACAACCTCGTCAAAACCGGCGAGGCTGACGCGCCGCTGCGTCAGACCGGCGCGGGGCGCGTATCGCTCACCGGGCTCGCGTACACGCTGCGCGTGCCGTACACGCGGTCGAGCGGCGCGCGAGTAGTTCGCATCGCGGTCGAGATCCACGAGAGCAGTGAGATCCTCGACTCACAGGCGATCACCGTGACGCTGCCGACGGGTGCGACGTGGCTCGATGCCGGTGGGCTCGATGGCACCGCCACGTTCTTCAACCCTCCCGTCGGACGCACGACGCCCATGGAGATCGTGGGTTTCGCGAACGTCAGCGGCGTCACGGCGTCGCTGACGCAGGAGATCGCGGTCGCGACGACGCCCACCTCGAAGGGGTCTGGAGTGCGGCGCGTGACGGTTCACGAGTGTCCGCTGTCGTCGCTCGCGGTGTCGTCGTCGGAGCCCGGCTGGGACGCAGCCGCGACGCGCTCGGGGCGCCCGGTGATCGACGGCGGCTCAGCGTCTCCGCGCGGGATGCAGCGGCTGTTCCACCTGCTCGATCAGGCGCGGTCGGCGTGGCGCCAGCACTGGTGTCTGTCGGGCGTCGAGAGCGCCAACGCGACCACGTCGAACACTCAGACGCCGCACTGGCACCGGCAGAGCGCGACCGAGGGCGAGATCGACTGGCTGCTCAACGCCGCTGTCAACGACCCCAACTGGTACCTGCAGGTCCGCGACCTTTACGCTGGCACGGCCAGCGCGTGGAAGTTGCGCGTGCGCTACCGCACGTCAAGCGCAGTCGACTGCGAGCTCAAGCTGTACCATCAGGGCGGGTCGCTCGGCTCCAACACGTTCACTGGCGTCGGCACCGAGGGCAGCACCGCGGTCACTCTGACAGCCACCTCGGGCGCGTGGGCGTGGACGACGGCTGTCTCGGTGTCGCTCCCGCGCGACGGCACGAACGGGCTGGTGCGGCTGCGTTTGACGGCGAAGGGGCCGGGGTCTGGCGAGCTCTTATCGATCGCCTGCGTTGACCTGCGAGAGGACGAGGCGTAGCGTCGGCGGGTCGGCGCCCAGCGGCCCTTGGCTGTGCTCGCGGCGCCAGTAGCTGGAGTCAGCCAGTGGCCGAGAAATCACGTCCCGTAGTCCTCGCGACGACCGTCGCGCTCACCGGCTCGATCGCCGTCGTCGGCAACACGTTCGACACGCGCGACAACGAGTACATTTCGCTCGTCATCAACTGGGCGAAGGACGCGGCGGAAACGCTGCTCACCGTCGAGGTGCAGGGCACGCTCGACGGGACGACGTGGGCGTCGATCCCGGTGGTGATCGACGGCTCGGCCACGATCGCCTCGGGCGTGGCAACGGCGGCGCTCGGCGAGCTGCGCTACTCGCGCGACGTGACGGGCGCGTTCCACATCCCGCTTGAGCTCAACGGCATCCGCACCCTGCGCGTGCGGGCGTTTAGCGCGTCGGCTGGCGCGCGCGGCACGCTGTCGATCACGGCGGTCGGCGCGTCGTGAGCATCAACTCCTCGACGCCGGGGATCCTCGGCGGCGGCGGTGGCGGCGGCGACGTGCCGGGCACGCGCACCATCACCGCAGGCACGGGCCTCACCGGCGGTGGCGACCTGAGCGCCGACCGCACGCTCACGGTTGATTTCGGCACGACTTCGGGCAAGGTCGCGCAGGGCAACGACTCGCGCATCGTCGGCGCGGTGCAGACCTCGCGCACCATCGCAACGCTCGACCTCTCTGCCGACATCAGCGTCGCCTCGCTCAACACGGCGCTGGGGATCACCGGCACCTCGACGGCGGGCACGCGCCTCGCGGCACCGGACACGGGCTGGACGGATCAGCAGACCAACGGGACGATCAGCCGAAGCTCGTCAGTCCACACGTTCAGCAACAGCGCCAACAGCTTCGTCCGCGAGCGGCGGTTGACGATCTCGACTGCGGAGTGTCCCGCGGTCGAGTTCATCGGGCGCTTCGACGTGACGAGCGGCGCACCCGCGACCGACTGGTATTCCGCGCTTTCCCTCGGCAGCAACGGCGACAGCTACGGCTACCTTGTGCAGGTCGATCGTCTCGGGAGCGTGGGGCTCTATCAAGCGCACGGCAGCGGATACAGCCTCGTGGCGACCTCCGGCGCGATCAGCGTGACGGCGGGCAACTGGCTGCGCATCATCGTGACGCCGAGCTACGCTTCGGCATCGTGGGGCGCTGACACCGGCGGCTCGACCCCGCCGACGACGTGGACGACAACGTCCACTGTCGCGACCACGCTGACCTCGCTCTCTGGCGGCTACCTCACGCACCTCAGCGTGCGCGCAGGGCGCGCCAACGTCGGCAGCGGAACGTTCACGACGCGGTGGCGCGACCTGCAGTACCGCATCCTCGGAGTGGCACCATGACGATCCTCGGCACACAGGTCCGCTACTACTCAATCGCGGAGCCGACGACGCCGCGCGTGGCGATCGTCACCGAGACCAGCGACGAGAACCTCGACCTCCCCGTCGACACCGTCGCGCTCTGCGTGCTCAACCCCTCATACGTGACGATCGTCTCGCGCGCCGAGCGGAGCGACGTGCCCGCGCCGGGATGCTGGGTGATGCCATGAGCATCAACACCTCATCCCCCGGCATTCTCGGCGGCGGCGGCGGCGCGCCCACTGGCGATCAGGTGTGGGAGGGCCTCGGTGACGCGCTCGCCGACGACCCGACGCGCATCACCGAGCTCAACGCTACGCTCGCGCTCACTCTCATGGAACAGGTGACGCTCACCGCATGGACGGAGGGCACGGCAACCGGCGGCGCTTCCGTCTCGCAGGGCACGTCTCCCTCGCGGCTGTCTTTCGCCGTGCCAGCAAGCGCCGCCGGGGCGCAGTCGGTGACGCGCACGGACCTCCTGCCGGGAGCGTCGCAGTGGGACGTGGCGGTGCGAGTGCAGGTGCTCACCGGCGACGGCAGCGCGCAGACGCGCGTGCGCCTCGTCGCGGGCGTCGGCGCGAGCGACAACGTGACGCTTGAGATCGACACCAACGGGAGCGCGATCAGCTACCGCGTCGCGTCCGCGTCGCCGACGGACATCAGCACGACCACGGGGCCGACCTCGGGGCAGCGCACCGGCGGGCAGTTGTGGCTGCGCATCCGTGGCAGCGACGCTGGCTACCGCACGCTCTGGGGCGTCGGGAGCGCGGGCGCTCTGCCGACCTCGTGGACGGTGGCGCAGTCGCGGTCGAGCGACGCCGCGTCGGCGGTGACGTGGGGCACGCACTGCCAGGTGCTCGTCGGCACGCTCGACACGTCGGTTTCGAGCGGGCTCACGGTCGACGTGCTCGACGTGCAGGCGGCGAGGTCGCTGTGAGGCTCCTCGTCATCGAAGACCAGCCCGCGCTGCTGACGATGGTCTCGTCGCTGCTGCGCGAGGCGGGCCACGACGTCCGAGAGGCATCGACCGTCGCTGCGGCGCTCTCCGCGCTCGACGAGTCGCTCCCCGAGGCGGTGGTGCTCGACCTCGTCCTCGACGCGCCGTCGGCGGCTCTGCGCGAGCGCCTGCGCGCCGCGAAGCTCCCCGCGCTGCTGGTGTCGGGCGCGCCCGAAGCGGACGCCCGCAACGCCGCGATCGCCCACGGGTGGGATCTCGTGACCAAGCCCTTCGAGCCCGAGGATCTGCTCGCGCGCGTCGAGCGACTCGCGTCGACGCCACACCGGAGACCGACGATGCCGCCGCCCTCCCCGCTCTCCCTGCCCGCTCTGCCGACGGTCGAGCCGCCGACGACGGCGCACGACCCGTGGCGCGACCGCATCCGTGTCCTCGCAGACCGCGCGATCTACGCGGGCGCCCTCGCAGCGATCGTCTACCTCGCGAAGATCAAGAGCCTCGACGTGGGCACCACCGCGGCGATCCTGCTCGTCGCCGGTGTGCGCCCTCACAACCTCTTCGAAGCACTGCGCGGCGGCGGCGGCGGCGGCGCGCGCGGCGCGATGGTGCTCCCGCTGCTGCTCGAAAACCTCCGGAGTGGATCATGGCTCGCGCGCTGACTCTCGTCGCTCTGTCTCTCTCGCTGGCAGGCTGCGGCTCGACCGCCCTGCAGCTCGCCCTCAAGGCCCTTGAGGTCGCCATCACGACCGCCCAGGAGGTGCACGCGCACCACCTCGACGGCGGCGTCTGCGAGACGCCCGTGCGCGTCGTCGACGCGGGGGTCGTGGAGTGACGCAGCGCGAGGCTCTCCTCGAGGTCGAGGTCGCAGAGCTCCGCGCGGAGGTCGAGCGGCTGCGGGCGCAGCTCGAGCAGATCGCGCAGTGGGTCGCCCAAGAGCAAGAGCGCGCCGCGCGGCGCAGGGAGAGCATGACGTGGATCTGATCATCGATGGGCGTCGGCACTCGGTGCCGTGGACCGACGGCGCGACGTGGCAGGACGGCGATCCGCGCGTCATGCCAGTGACCGATGGCGTGCGGCGCGCGGCGTCGAAGGTCCGCGCGATCTGCCTGCACACCACCCGCGGCGTCGACGGCGCGAAGATCCGCGACGGCGGGCGCCCGAGCACTCGCGCTGAGGCGCTCGCGCGGTATCAGGCGACGACCGACCGCGAGGTCAGCTGGCACCTCACGATCGACTCCGATGGGACGGTGCTGCAGCAGGCCGACCTCGGGACGTGGATGGCGTGGCACGCGGGGCACGCGAACGGATGGACCGTGGGCATCGAGCTGGTGCAGCACCCCGACTCGCCCGACCTCTGGCGCGCGCAGCTCGACGCTCTCGTCGTGGTCTGCGCGGCGATCTCGGACGCACTGGCGATCCCTCGGCGGGTGCTCGTCGACGCCACCGGCGCCCCGCTCCTGCGCCCCGTGCGGGCGCTGCTGAGCGAGGCCGCTCGCGGCACCGGCGGCGCCCTGCTCGGCGGGCGGGGCGAGCGGTGGGGCGGCGTCGTCGGGCACTGTCAGCTCGTCCCGGCGTCGGTGCGCGGCCCCGGCGACCCCGGCCGGGCGCCGTTCGACGCGCTCCTGCAGGCGGGCTGGATGGGCGTGGCGCTTGGCCCGGACGGCCTGCTGCCGTGAGTCGGGCTGAGGTCGCGTTCTTCCTCTCGCTGGTCATGGTCGGGGTCGCGATCGTGCGGTGGGTGTCCGTCGCGCGTCGACCGACCGCACCGGCGCCGGGCCCTGCCGACCGCGACGAGCCGCAGTGCCGTGCCCGCGGGTGCTCCTCCCCGGCGACCCGCGCCCTGCCCGAGCTGCGCCCGTGGAGGCCCCTCGCGGGCCTCCTGCCCCGGTGGGAGCCCGAGACGGATCCGGAGGGCGACCCCGCCCTCTGCAGGGCCCACCACGGGGCGCTTGAGGCCGCTCTCGCGGCGCGCGCGGCGGATGAGCGCGCAGCGACGGAGACGCACTTGGCGACGCGCCACCGCGATCTCGTCGCCTGGGCGAGCGGTCAGCTCTGCCGGGACCACGGGATCGCGCCCCCGGCCGCGCGTCCAGCCCCCCGGCCGACGGCCGAGACTGAGCCCGCGCCGCCCGTCGAGTGAGGTGGTCGGCGCCGGTCCTGCGGGCGCTGCTCGGGCTCTCGCGGGCGCCCGCGCAGGCGACGGTTGACGAGCTCGTCGACGCCGCGCGCGACGCGCACGTCCCGGCCGCTCTGGTGCTGGCGGTCTGTCAGGTCGAGAGCGGCCTCGGCACTCGCGGGGCGATCCTCTGCGGCTGCGGGGTCGACCGCTCAGTGCGGGCGCAGGCGCGGTGCGCGGCGGCGACGCTCGCGCACGGGCGGCGGCTGTGTGGCGGGTGGGCTGGATCGCTGCGGCGGTACCGCTACGGCGGGTGCCCGGCAGCCGACCCCAGGCGCTACGTCCTGCGGGTCGGCGTCTACGGGCGGCGGATGGGGCTCTAGCAGGCGCGGCGCGCGACGGCGCGGGCCGTCTCCCAGAGGTCGTCGTCATCGACGGAGCGGCCCGTCGAGTCGAGCACGTCGACCACCTCGAGGTGGGCGGCGACGTACGGCGAGACGAGGCCGCCCTCGGCGGGCACCACCTCGCAGTGGGCGATGTAGTCGCGGTCGTCGTGATCGAAAGCGATGTCGTGGGTCGTCATGGTCGTCTATCTCCTCAACGCCGCAAGCCCCGCCGGTCACCCGGTCGGGGCTGTTGCGTCCGGCGGCTGCCGGTGTCGCGAGGCTCAGAACTCCATGATCGTCGCGGCGATCTCAGCCGCGCGCTGCTCTGCAAGGAACTCTTCGTAGCTTGCGTTGATCTCGCGCACCATCGCGAGGCACTCGTTGATCGTCGCGATGCGCTCAGCGGCCGTCCGCCCCTTGGATCCGTAGGGAGACGCGGCGTCGTGCGCGCGAGAGTGCGCCTTGTTGATCAGCCCCGCGGCGAGGTACGGAGGCCAGGTGTAGAGGTCGAGGCCCATGACGCGCCACTCCTCGCGACGCGACGAGAAGTCCGCGTGCACCGCACCCTCCTTCCACTCGGCGTCGAGGGTCGCCATCACCGGGGCGATCGCGCGCTTCGCCTCGGCGTTGGCGCGGTTCGCGGCGCGCCACTCGGCGAGCTCACCGGCGGCGACCCGCTTGGCAGCCTCAGCGACGATCTTCTTCGTGACCCTCGCGAGAACAGTACCCCGGCCGGTGCAGTCATAGCAGCGAGTGTCGCCGTAGGAGTTGCGGCTGTAGTGCCCGCCGCCGCCGCAGCGGCCGCAGGTCTGAATGTACCCCAGGGCGGCGAGGCACCGCTCGACGCGGCCCTTCGCATCGCGCTCATCGCGCACGCCCTTGCAGTCGAGGGCGAGAGCGTAGTCCATCCAAGTGGCTTCGGTCTTCGTGGCGGCGGCGGTCGTCATGGTCGTCTCTCCGGTGGCGTCGGGCTCCATCGCCCTGACAAAAGAGACTCTAACCGGGGTGCCTAGCGGCGTCAACGAGAATTAGCAGACGCCGTGACGATTGCAGAAAACCGCTAGATATCTAGGCGTATCCGCGCGACTTCAGCCACCGCGCGCGGTGCTCCGCGCGGGCTGCGGCTTTCGCGGCCTTGGCGGTCGCGCTGGCGACTGCGGCGGCGCGCGCCTGCTCGGCGGTCGGAGGCGGCGGGAGGGGCGCTCCGGGGCGCCATCCGGGGCGCGGCTCGGGCAGCTCGTGGCCGTGAGCGACGAGCCACCGGCGCCACCGCTGCGTCGTCCCGCGGGGGACGCGCAGAGCCTCGTCGGCGGCGGCGAGAGAGGGCGCCGCGCGGATCGCGTCGACCACGACGACCTCCCAGGCGAGCGGGCCGATGGGCAGCTCCGCGAGGCGCGAGACGAGGCCGGTGCAGGGGTGGCGCTTCACGGCTGCCTCGGGGGCTGGATGAGCTGCGCGCACCGCGCGAGGAGCGCCTTCGACTCCTCGAGGATGGCGCGCGCCTGCGCCACTCGTTCGTCGAGGGCTTTGACGGTCACGTCGAGGCGGGCCTTGAGGTTGAGCATGGCCTGATAGCAGGCCGTCGCGTGGTCATCGGGGGTCATGTCTGTGTCTCCTCCGCGGCGCGTCGTGCGCCGTCCGCGAGGCTCCCGCAGGAGCGCCGCGGACGGGGCGCGAGGCCCCTGAGCGGTCAGGCCGAGAGGTGCTCCTCCGCGGCGCGGAGGATCGCGTCGCGGTAGAGGCGCATCGCGCGGAGCGCGACCGCCTCCGTGCACCCGTAGTCGTGAATGATGGTCGGCAGTTCCCACTCGCAGGAGCGGACCCCCGAGTGGTTCTCAACGTCATTCACGACCTTGCGGGCGAGGTCGGCGGGCGAGTCCGCGGTGGCGATGTCGGCAGCGGCCATGGAGCGGGCGATGGTCTTGGCGGTGGTCATGGTCGGTCTCTCCTGTGGGTGATCTGACGGCCTCGTCAGGCGCCGCGTCACGGCGCGACCCCTTGCGGGGTTTCGGCCTCGGGTCACCAGCTGAAGCTGTCGAAGGCCCGGTTTACCGCCGCGCGCACCTCGGCGCTGATGGACTCGCCGCTGCGGCGGGTGCCGCCGCTCCATGAGGTCGTCACCTCGCGCACCTCGGCGCCGTCGAACTCGGCCCGCAGGCGCTTGACGATGTGCTGCGCGCATCGCTCAACGGTCTCGTCGTCGCAGAGGCCCTGCGAGTCGATGCTGTCGCGGGAGGTGCTGACGTAGATGTCGGCGCCCGCGTACTCCGGCGCGTAGATCTCCCACAGCTTCGACCAGTCGGGCTCGACGCCGAGGAGCTCAGCGTGCTCCGAGATGAGGTCGCTGTCGCCGGGGAGCCAGTCGGCGGGCGACCACTCCTCGTCGGAGCCGAGCTGCTCCATCGCGGCCTCGCGGCACTCGACAGCGAGGCAGCGGAGGTAGATCTCCGCGAACTGCTCCGCAGTCGTGTCGGCGTAGCAGGCCGCGTGCGCGGCCTCGCGGGCGTCGGTGTCGAGCAGGTGGGCGATGGAGTCGAGGTGGGTCTGCGTGATGGTCATGGTCGTCTCTCCGGTTCGTCGCGAGGTCCGTCCCCGTCGACGAAGGGAAAGCTAAACCGAGACCCGCGCGGCGTCAACGAATAATCGTCGACGCCGTGACGATTCTTCGAAACGCCTAGAATTCCAGCGGTTTTCAGGCGTGCATTCGCGCGTCGGGCATCCACGACAGCAGCGTGCGGTAGAGCGACGGGTAGTACCGTCGCAGCCACGCGACCTGCCCGTCCTGCGTGTGCCCTGCAGGCAGCCACCAGGCGACGCGGATGCGCGAGGGATCGTCGCGGTGCATGAGCCCGACGCAGCGGTAGACCGGCAGCAGCTCGACGTCGTAGCGCGCGGCATAGCCGTAGACATCGATGCCGCGGAACTCCGCGACGGGGTAGCAGCGCCAGTGGCCGCTTCCCTTGTGCCAGCGCGTGAGCCCGCTGTTCGGGCCTTCCTCGCCCGCTTCGCGACGACGCCACGCCTCGCGAATCGCCCATCCCGCAACGCGATCGCGATTCTTCGACTCCTCGCGCCGCAGGCCGAGGAACGCGAGCGGACGCGTGGCGTTGTCGCGCTCCATCAGCGGGTAGAACGTCTGCTCCGACAGCCCCGCGGCGCGCGTGTGCGCGTCGTCGTGGCACATGATCTCGCCGCGCGCAGCGGCGTCAGCGATGAACTGTCGCGCGCTGATGGTCGGCACGATGAGGTGTTGCGCGATGCCGAGCCGAGCCGCGCGAGCGGCGGCGTACTCGTGCTCGCCGGGGTAGTCGAGATCGTCCTGCTGAGTGACCGCGACGACGTGGCGACAGCCTGCGAGCTCAGCGATGAGGTGCAACATCACCGTCGAGTCCTTCCCGCTGGATGCGCTCGCGCCAGGCGGTGCGGTGCGGCCGGGCACGGGATGGCGCGCGACCCACTCGCAGGCCTCGATCACCGCGACGCGGGCGCGCTCGACCTTGCGCGCGAAGGCCTGCGTCCGTGCGTGCTCGCGAGCGGCGCGCATCCACGCGTCCCACACCTCGCGGTCGTCGTCGGTCAGGATCGGCTCGGGCTGCATGGCTCTCGCCTCCAGTAGTAACCTTTTGGGCCGCGACGCCACGGCGCGAATCCAGCGCGCCGATACGCCGCAGCGCTGGCGGTGTTTACGTCGGAGATGAACGCCACGCACACGCGGTCGCGATATGGCTCCCACGCGTCGCGCAGAAGGCCGAGACCTCGGTACGCAGGCGCGACCCACACGGGGGAAAGTCGCCATCCGAGCTTGCTCGCGTGCGGCGTGACGAAGCCTGCGACGGTGCCGTCGCACACCAGCGGTACACGCAACGCGTCGGGCTTCACGAAGCCCTTGATCGCGGGATGACGGTTCGCCTCGCGCAGCATCTCTGGCGGGATCACCAGCGGTTCTTGCGCAGCCATTTGACTGTGACCTCCGCGCGCTTGGGATTGAGCTCGACACCGCGGAAGATCATCCCCGCCGCGACCGCGGCGCGAGCGGTGAAGCCCTTACCGCAGCACGGGTCGAGCACGACACGGCGGAAGTCACCGACCTCGGCGACGCAGGCGCGCGGGAGTTCGCGCGCGTTGAGCGAGCTCGGGTCGAAGTCCGCGCGCAGCGGTGCGCCCGCGTAGAGCAGCGCGTTAGGCAGGAGCCTCGCGCCGCTGCGGTACTGCACCGTCCAGCGGCGCGAGACGACGATGCCGACGCGCTCGAGCGCCGCCGCAAACTCGTCCGCCCACTGAAGACCCATCTCGACGAAGACCGGCGCGCCCGGCTTCGTGGCATCGGCGACGGCCCGCGTCCACGCGGCGACGAACGCGTCCCACGACGGGCGCGTCGCGTCGCCAGCGTGGGTGCGCCAGTAGCGCAGATTGCCCTCGCCCCACGGGGGGTCGGAATAGACGACGTCCGCGAGGTCGCCTGCCATGCACTGCGCGACCGCGCCGAGCATCACGTCACCGACCACCACGCGGTGTGGCTCCACGTCGTGCGTCACCCCGCCAGCAGACATAGTTCCTCCCGGTCGCGCTCGAAGTAGGGGTAGGTCACGCAGCCGTAACCCTCGTGCGCCTGCGCGGCCTCGGCGTCCATCGCGTCGTGCGGGAGGTTGCGCGTCGGGCGACCGTCGCGGATCACGGGGAAGCCCTCGCCCCACGACGCGCAGGGCTCGACCGTCCACCGGCCGATGCGCCCGAGGCCGACGCCGCGGCGCTTGCCGAGGTGCGTGACCCACGCGAGGCGCGCGCGCACCTCGTCAGCGTCACCGACCGCGTACCAGGTGATCACGTCACCCTTGAGATGCGCGGTCTCAAGGGGGATGCGGAAGCTCTTGCACGGGCCTCCCTGCAGCGACAGCGTGCCGAGGCGCTGCTTGCCTTCGGCGGCGCCGACCATCTGCGCCTCGTTGAGCGGGAAGCGGCGGTTGACGTAGCGCCCGCGCTCCCACTGCTCGACCTCGGCGAGCGCGAACGACGCGAGGTAGTAGCGCCCGCAGGAGCTCCGCGCGAGCACGCCGTCGAGGCTCACCGGCGGCACCGGCAGGCGCGGGTCCGCGGGCTCGCGGGCCTCGACGTAGACGGCCTGCACGAAGGCCAGCAGACCGTCGAGCGCAGGCGGGCGCAGAGGGTTGGCGATCGCCGTCTCCAGCGTCGCGGTGACGCGCAGCGGGATCACGCGTTGACCGTCCGCAGGTACTCGGTGATCTTCGCCGCGCGCTCGGTGAGGTGGCCGACGAAGGCGTCGCCGACCTTGCCACCGGCGGGCGCGAGCGCGCTCTCCGCGGAGTCGCCGACGCGAGCGAGACCGATGCTCTGCGGCTCCGACAGCGACAGGCCCTTGCGCACGGTGCGGCGCGCGTCGACCACGCGGAGCTTGCCGTGCCCGACGCTGTGTCCGCCGCCCACGACCATGTGCTGCGCGAGGTAGCAGAGGCTCGCGTAGAACGCGTCCATCACGAGCGGCTCGAAGAGGTCGACCTCGACGCGCCAGAAGAACAGCGAGCCCTGCACGAGCCGCTCGAAACGGCGCGGCATCATCGTGCTCTTCGCGGCGTCCTTCGCGCCCGCGTCGCCCTCACGGGACGCGCGCTCCGACGCCTCGAGGCGCCGCTCGATCTTGTCGCTGTCGCCGCTCTCGAGGAGTCGGCGAAGGTCGGGGCGCAGCGACGGGTCCATGCGGACGCGCTGCACTTCCTCGACGCTCTCGCGGTAGGTCGCCTCGTGGGCGCGCCCGTGCGCCGCAACGAGCTCGACCGCCCAGGGCGGCAGGAAGCGGGCGCTCTCTGCGCACACCAGCGTCGCGTCGTCCACCGACAGCGTGCCGGGGATCGTGCGGTTCTCCGCGCAGCCGCCGAGGAACGCGAGCTGCGGGACCATCTCGACCATGCGGCGGTATTCGCCCATCCGCACCGAGCCCGCGTCTCCGCTGCCGGTGACCATGCCGCCCGCGAACAGCAGGCGCAGCGCGGCTTCGGAGAGCTGCGGGCCCTGCTCGCCGTTGATCGCGTGCACGAGGATCCACGCCGACGCGGCGCGCAGCCCGTGGCGCATGGCGTCGCCCGAGAGCATGGGCACGCGAGCGATCGATCCGTCGAGCTGACGCACGTTGCGGGTCGCGATGATCGCGCTGTTGCCGAAGCTCTCCGAGAGGTGCTTGATGGGCTGCTCGGCCTCGAGGACGAGTTCGATGATGTGCTTCTCGATGATGCGTGCGCTCACTGTGATTTCTCCTGTTCCGCAAGGCGTTCTGCGCGGCGCTCTTCGGCGAGGCGCCGCGCCTTCGCGATCATGTACGCGTACTCACGCTCGACGAGGGCGAGCCACCGCGCGGCGCCGAACCGCCGGGCCTCCTCCGTCAGTGCCTCCATCGCCCCAGAGAGAGAGCTGGATGGTGCTGACAGGCGCAGGTCGCGCGACAGCTTCGTCACCCACTCCTCCGGGCCCGCGCTCGTCCGCGTCGCTGCGCGGAGCCGGCTCTCGATCTGATCCCAGTGCGACAGCGGGTTCGCTCCGGTCGCGAGGAACGACCGGCGCAGCTCCATCACCACGTCCACCGTCAGATCCGTCAGGTGTTCCTTCTGTGCTTCGTTTGGCTCCATCGCGTCCCTTCTTCTTCGGCTTCGCGGCCTTCGCCGCTTCCTTCTCGCGCGCCTTCTTCGCCGCGCGCTCCTCGGCCTCGCGCGCCATGCGGGCCTCCACCGCAGCCTCGTCGCGCTGCGCGAGGAACACGACGAGGCCGAACCACCCGCTGCCGCGGAGGTGACCGTGGGCGCGCTCGAACGCGCGGACCTCGGCCTCGCAGCGCGAGAGGGCGCCGCGGTACTGCCCGCGCTCGACCTCCTCCTTCGTCGCGCCCGCGGTGAGCAGCGCCGCGAGCTCGTCGACGATGCGCCAGCCCGCGGCGTCGCGCGGGAGTTCGATCAACTCCTCGTCGAAGAGCGCGAGCGCGCGGCCGGGGCCGTTGAGCGGGACGTACGGCACGACGTGCTTCTGGCCGCTGTTCGCGAGCGCCGCGAACCATGGGCCTCGGTGCGGTCGACGGAGCCACGCGAGCACCGCAGGCTTGTCGCCCTTGCTCTTGATCACGAGGGGCTCGCCCTCGGCGTAGAGCACGCTGTAGTTCCGCCAGTTGCCGGTGAGGCCGGGGACCGGCGTGAGTCGCGCCATCACCCAGAGGCAGGGCTCGCAGATCGCCTGGCCGCGCGGGTAGCGCACGCGCGACTGGCCCGTGTACGACGCGCTGTCCCAGTCGGCGACGGCGCACCCGCGCCCGTCCGTGGTGCCCGAGCAGACCCAGCAGCGAGACCAGTCGCCCTCGCGCTCGACGGGCAGCGCGGAGGCCTTGTGGCTCTCGGGCGACCCGCAGGCGCGCCAGAGCAGACGAGACGGCGACTCACGCATCACAGACCTCCACGCGCACGCGGCCGAGCCCGTACGCGACGCGACCGCCGAGACCGGCGTGGCGCGCGAGCGAGAGCGCCCACGCTGCGGGCGCGTTGCACTCCACCTCGACGCGACCAATCCAGCCCGCGACGTGGCCGACGTGGCCACCGAGCTCGACGCGCTCGGCGACGGTCGAGCAGTGCACCGCGGAGACGTGCAGCGTGCCGGTCGTGAGCCCGAGACGCTGCAGCAGATCGCCCGCGCAGCGCGTGATGGTGTCGACCGTGGGCGCCGTCACCGGGCGCGTGCGACCCGCGATCATGTGCGAGACCGGCGTGACCGCATCGATCACGACGCGGTGCTTCCCGCGGGCGACGGGCGCAGGCGCGCGCAGCCGCACCACCGGGCCGATGCGGAGGTCGACCTCGACGGCGCCCAGGCGCGCGCGCTCGACGTGCCCCGCGAGGCGCTCGGCGTCGTCGCGACGGAAGAGCACCACGCCCCACCCGCAGCGACCGGAGGCGCCGGTCGGCAGCGCGAGCGCCCAGCGCGCGACCTGAGCGTGGTCGACCGCGATCAGGCGCGAGACGAGCCCGTGCACGAGCCTCGCGGGCGTGCGAGGGGCGATCCCGTCGAGGGCGAGGCCCCACGCGACGTGCTCCGGCTGGACGCCCGTGGCGGCTCCCCAGGGGGCGCGGGAGGGCTTCGGCGCGGGCGCCACGGCGCGGCGCCCTCGAGCCTCCGCGGGCAGGCCTACGAGCGCGCGCCAGCCCTCGACGTGCCCGCGGCCGCGCAGCTCCTCGAGCGCGGGGACCGTCGCAGGGTCGACGCCCGCTCGGCGCAGCGCGCGGACGGCGTAGCGCCAACTCGCGTGACGCTGGTGGAAGCGGGCGCTGCGGCGAGCGTCGCCGATGGCGCGCGCGGGCGCCGCGTACTTCGCGCGGCGGGCGCAGGCGGGGCCGCAGTAGCGGTGCGAGGGGCAGCGCGGGAGCATCCCGGCGCCGCAGACCGCGCAGCGCGCGAGGCTCTCGCCGCCGGGGATCGGCGCGGGCGTGTCAGCGATGAGGGTGCGGGGAGGTGCGTGGCCGTCCACGCACCGGACTATGGCAGGTCTCGGAGTAGAGATCAAATCCCCAGTGGGGGGCGCCACTCTAGCAGGTCGAGCTGGCGCGGGCGCGCCTTGCGCGCGACGCCCTTGAACCGATGCGCGCGTGCCGCGACCTCCGCGGCCACGAGCTCGCCGTCGTCGGCCTCCACGAACACGATGGTGCCCTTGCTCGCGGCGCTCGCGTGCACGGACGCGATGATGCGCGCCAGGCCTTCGTCGG